CTAATCATCCGCCACTACGTCGAGTTCTCGCTTGAGGAAGTGCCCCTAGTTGTAACCGTCACGAACTCCGAACGCTTTAACATCGTTACATGAAAGGAGGTGAACCATTACTTACAAGCCAAGGCTTACTAAGGATTCCGACCTCGCCGAGCACCGCTTCAACGTCCTGTACAAGACCGCTAGCGACGGAGCTCAAGCCCGAGAAATCCTAGCGGTCATCAAGGACTTGCTCCGCAACGCTACCTACAACGACTTCTACCACAAGAGCGAGGTCAACGCCCTCTTCAAGGTCCTCAACCGGTGGGGCGTCACTGAAATCACCGTGGACGTAGTCAAGGACCTACTACGCCGCGGAAAGGAGGTAAAGCATGAAGCTCCTACACTACAACAAGTACGACGAGTCCACAGACGAATACGAGACCGGCGACGTCGCAAACGTTGAACGCGACGCGAAGGATATCATTACCGTCTACCTCGAGAACGGCTCGTGGTACTTTACACTCACTCGAAAAGACTGGTTAAGGATTTGCAGTCCAACAAATCTCTTGTAAGGAGGTGAAACATGTTCCTATCACGAATCATCGTGAAAATAGCGTACGCGCTCCTGAGACTCTCACTCCGCGTGTACACTCTACAAGTACGACGCGGTTGGTGGGGCACAGAGGACTATTACGCATGTACCGAAGACGCCTTCTGGGATGCAGCGCCATCGGCAAAGCATCTGGAAGCTATCTTCAAAAGCAACTTGTAAGGAGGTAAAAATGTATATCGCAGTACAAAAACGCAAACGCGACCCAAGAATCCTCCTCTCCGAAAACCTTGAGCTCATGCTCAAGCGCTTGAGAGAGGACAAGATTCCAGCGTCAATCATCCACCAGGATGAAAAGACAAAGTTTGTACGGCACATCCAAGAATACCTGCCGTAAGAAAGGAGGTGAAACATGGAAATCCAATGGGAACAACTCCCAGAGAGACTCCAGTCGAAGGCCTTGGAGTGCCTTCTCTGCGCCTGCATGAAGAAGCACGCCGAAGAGGGCGACCTACGCGCAGGGTTCGCCCACGCATGCGTCTACATGACTAGAGCTCTTACAGAAGAGAACCCCGAACCCTTCGGAGAGAACCCAGTCGCTCTCAAGGAGAGGCTTGACGTGTGGCTCGAAATAAAACCCACGACCCTTGACGAAGTCAACGTCGTAGACGCTTTCCTGGAGGCTCACCGAGAGTACGTCATGGACCGGGTAAGCGAAGTGCTCAAGAGAGCCACTCGCTGCCCAGACTTCAAGACAAAGGAGGTGAATGAAGAATGACCAAGCAAGAAATCGCAACCATCCCGACCGGCGAGAAGAACGCTGTCAAGGTCACGTTAGTAACTCGAGACGAACAGCACTTCGTCGACATCCGTCACATATTCAAAGACGACCTTGGCAACTGGATATTCACTAAGAAGGGCTTACACGTACCCCCAGATGTCGCAAAGGCGATATCGCTCGCAATCAACGACGCCCTAAAGAGATGCTAACCACGTGTCACTACCCCGTTGCTTTTTAGATTTAGATGTGTTATAATATTAACATGAAGGGAGGCTAACATGGAACGTGGACACAAGTATCTCATTGAAGGACGTTACTACAACGTCAACGGCTACGCGACAGCCATCGTCGCCTGCGTCACTCACAAAGTTGACTGGGCAGCCTACATGGGAGGCGCACCTGGAAGCCAGACAGAAGCAGAAACCCTAAAGTTCGTAGCCAGCCGCGGCGCCAAGCTCTCTGAGGAAGACGCTAGACACTTCTTCCCCGAAGTTCAAGAGCCGTACAGGTTATAAAAGGAGCTGAAGCATGACCTATGAAATCACCGTCAAAGTTACGGACGGCGAAAAGACCATCGAGATACCTTGGGAGGACGTCAAGAACGACTTCATCGACTTCGTCCTCGAGAAGGGAGACCCTGAAATTCACGAGTCCTTCGCGAAAGTCTTCGCAGTCGTAGAGTCTCGAATCCGATGCGTCTTTCTCGACCGCTACATGGAGTACCTAATCCAATGAAAAGGATACCCAACCCGACGAGACGCCTGAGAGACACCATCTGGGAAGTCATCGAATGGCTTCTCGTATTGCTATGGCTCTACTTGTTCTTCAAGTGGCTGCCATATGCTAGTCCTTAGAAAGGAGGTAAGTATGCCAACGGTTAAGCTCAACCAAATTCACATTCGTGTACAGTACTACGACGGCGAGCTCCAGACGAACCTAGCCGAAGTTAGCGAACACGCTAACTGGTTAGAACGCTGGGCAATCGCCTTCGTATATCGTCTCCTCGATAGGCTCTTCATCGCAAGCTACAAGGTTGCGGAAGACATCGAGGACAACCTTTAGAAAGGAGGTAAACTTGGAAATTAAGTATGACTCTCTAACCTATCGTGACCCGACGCAGGAACCGCGTAAGCGTCACGTCCCAGCTCTATCAAAACTTGAAACTCGAATGTACCACTCTATTGCACGAGACCTCAAACGCTCAGGACGCGGCTACCTCAAGCGCGTCTGGTTACAGAAGAAAACTCGCAAACTCGCTACACTACTCGTAGGAATAGGTCGCTACAAGCCTATGAGTGATGACCTGCAAGTCTCGTTCGAAACCAAAGAAGTTCCCCTCGGAAAGGTACATGACCCACTACGATAAAACGCCAGTGTCACCAAGTGTCACTAAACTCTTGATTTTTGGTTTTATGTGTGGTATAATTTAAGTATGTCAGAAAGGAAAAAGCATGAAAGATGACATTGAACTGACTGACAGAATCTTTACGGCATGGAAGGATGACAACGAAGAGGAGCTGCAACGACTACTTCAGAAAGTCCCCGAAGGATACACTGTGTGCGTAGTCAACCCAGCTCACCATCACCCGTCCATCGTAATGGTAAGAAATGACGACATTGAAGCATCCGTGGCAGGACTGGAAATTAGGCTCGACGGCGGCACGCCGAGGAAGCGTGCTCTCGTTGCCAGCGACGGAGGAGAGTAAGTATGCCCTCCAGCTCTTTGACGAACTCAGCCGCGGAAAGAATCGCATCGAAGCCCTTAGGGAGCTCGGCTTCACAGTCAGGCTACTTCCCAGAGGCATCGAAATATTAAAAGGAGGTTAAGCTATGGCCGAACAAGACCTATTAGAAGCCATCGCAGCCGAGGTCGACGAAATGTCAGAGGAAGACCTCGAAGCTGAAGCCAAGAAGATTCTTGCCCAACAGGAAAAAAGGCGCGAATACTCCAAGAACAGAGTAATGTCTCCTGAAGCCAAGGAGAAGCAGAAAGCCTACCGCCAGAAAATCTACCAGAAGAACCGCCAAATCTTGGCTAGGTACAAGGAACTGCACCCTGAAGAGTTCGAAGGCGAACCCGAAGAAGAAGATTAGAACTCTCACGAGTTCACTTCCTTTCGGCGGGTGAAGGCTTTGTGAGCCGGGACCAACGAGCTGTAACATAATCTCAGCTCCAGAGCGACGCTCCTCGTAAGCCCTTTACCCGCTTTTCCTCATCATGAAAGAAGAGTTCATAAAGCGCGGGGAGAGCATCCGTATCTCAACGGACCATGCAACTATTACTATCCACTCAAGGAACCAACACACCAGCGTATACGTCTATTCCAGACGCAAGACCAAGCTCTTTCTGCGTGTGAATGACTCTGGTATTAGAATCGCTTAAAAAGGAGGTTCAAATGTATAGTACACACCCCCCAGCGCCTCACGACCACACACTCGTCCTCCTGTCCGGAGGCCTTGACTCCGCAGTAACGCTAGCGCTCGCGCGCCAGAACACCTGCTCGAAGCTGTTCACCATCTCGTTCAACTATAAACAACGCCACTCTAAAGAGCTCCTCTTAGCTGATGAACTCTCCATACACTATGAAACTATCCACATGGAACTACCAATGCCAGAACTCGACTTCTTCACCGGCTTGAAAGCCACCGAAGAGGTTACACCGGGTACGAGGTTCCCCCGCGGTTTTGAAAACCTACCGGGGGTCGACAGACCGGACATCCCCTTGCTCCCACGAACCTGGAAGCCCGGACGTAACATAATGTTCTTCGCCTTCGCAGGCGCGTACGCCTGGTGGGAAGGCATTAACTTGCTAGCTTGCGGAGTTCACCAAGAAGACCAGCCAGGCTACCCAGACTGCTCCGAACTCTTTCTCCGGGACATGGAAATGACACTGCAGAGCGGTCTCTCGTACACAATTAACATCTGGGCTCCCCTACTCAACATGAATAAAGCGGAAATCGTAACCCTAGGCTCCAAACTTGGAGTTCCCTTTAAGCTCACGTGGTCATGCTACGCTGGAGAAGACAAACCTTGCCGCAAGTGCGATGCTTGTATCCGGCGTGAGCGCGCATTCGCAACCGCGGGCATAAAGGACCCGGTGAAATGAAAATCTCCTACTCACGACTGAATCACTTCCGTTCCTGCCCTAGACTCTACTACTGGCGTTTCGTTCAGAACCTAGTACCCAAGAAAGACCCAGTCCCACTAATTGTAGGACGGGCAGCTCACTTGGGCTTGGCAGCTCACTACTCTAGCCAGGCCGCGGAACAGTTCATCGAAGCGCACTTCGAGGAAGCCCGGAAGCAAGCACCGTGGCTTCAAGAGGAGCTCGAAGACCTAGCCAGGCAAGAACGCTACGTCAAGTTCATCATTACCGAATACAAGAAACGTTGGGCTACAGAACCCTGGACGATGTTGGCTCCAGAAGTTCAAGGCTCCATTCCGCTAGGAGACCATGAGTTCTACTTCAGGACCGACGGACTCATCTCTTGGAGAGCCAAGCCGTGGCTCCTAGAACACAAAACCACTTCGCAGATGGGAACCATGTTCTTCAAGAAGTTCCGAATGGACGGACAAATCACTACGTACATTTACTGCGTTTGGAAAAAGCTCGACACCCGCCCGGTTGGGGCGCTCATCAACGCAATCTGGAAGTCCAAGAAGCTCGACCGTACCGACTTCGCCCGAGACGTGGTCATGCGCTCACAAGAACAACTGGAAGAGTTCATGGACCAAGTACTACTACAACTCGACGAGCTTAGCGAGCTGGAGAGCATCGCTCCCAACAACAAACATCCTTGGACGATGCATACTAACCAATGCGTCGCGTGGAACCGCACATGCGATTACCTAGAACTCTGCCACAAGGAAACACCAGGCTTGCGCGACCTCTTCATCCAGAGGCCGCCAGACTACGTAGACTTGGGAAACGTTGAGGTAGTCGGAGGAGGAAGATGAAGTGCCCGATATGCAGGAGGGAGATACACTTCCGTTTGCGCCTATGCGTGTTCCATGGCGACTACGTACTGAGCAGTCGCTTCATAAGGGAGACGACGCTCTTTCAAGCCTTAACGTATAACTATCTTCTAGACAAGAATGAACGCCCAAGCGTTCAAGGAGGTTCAAATGTCTAAGGAAATCCGGACAGACATAACTAAGCTCGGTCCGCTCAAGAAGCTAGGCACGCCACCGAAAGTTTTCACTACTAAAGCAGACGTCCCTACACGTGGCACCTTCCTCGTGTACGGGGCTCCAGGCGCTGGCAAGACCCGGTTTGCTAGCACATTTCCCAAACCGCTCTTCATCAACATGCAAGGGAACATGACAACTCTACGCCGGATGGCAATTCCGTACGTCACGCCGGAGAGTCGCGAAGACGTTGTCCACGTCCTAGCCTCTGACGAAGCAGCGAAAGCTAAGACCATCGTCTTTGACCAAGTCACCGAGATGGGCTTTCGCATTTACATCGGCTCCGCTATGAAGAAGTTCAGCCGTGAGGACTTACCAACCCTAAAAGAGTGGCAGATGATTATCGAATGGATGAATCAAGACATTCGCACGGCGCTGGCAATGCCGAAGCACGTCGTCGTTATTGCTGAGGAAACCGACAAGAAGGACGAAATCACCGGCGCTATGAAAAATGGACCGGACATCCCTGGCAAACTCTTTGGCAGGCTCGGAGCGCTCTTCGACTGCGTCTTCCACCTAGGTTTCCGATTCCACGAAGGCCAGCAAGGCCGCTTCTTGCTCACACAACCGGATTCAACACACGACCAAGCGAAAGACTGCTTCGAAGCCTTCAACAAACTAGAACCGCCAGACTTCCCGACGCTTTGGCAGAAGGTGACAGGATGATATGCCCGCTCGTCACACGCATGTACCACGAGAACCCGAACGCTGAGGGAGGCTCCTACGAACCGGAAGGAGTTCTGTACTTCACCTGCCAGCAAGCTGGTTGCGCTTTCTGGGTCGATGACGAGGAAGCAGACGGCAAGTGTGCGATTAAAGCCATCGCGGAGAGGCTGCCAAAGTGACTGACTGGCATAGGGTATTCTATAACCCGATATTACCCGACCCTAAGTCTTATGTAGGGTCGTTTACTTTTAAAACAGAGGAGGTTGAAATGAGTGAAGGCGAATACAGAAACGCCGACTACGAGTATCAAGGCCTCTACGAAGTCGTCACCACCTACGGCGGAAACAGAAACGACGTCGAGGTGGTTTCATCTTACATCGTAGCTGACGACGAGCAGAGAGCCCGGATGAGAGCTAGAGACGATATCGACGCCTCCTGGGATGAAGATTACATCTCCCAGTGCGTAAACAAGGTCGGCTCCGTCCGGGTCAGGTTACGCCCCAAAGAAGTCTTATCTGCTAAGTAACTTATCGGGGTGAAGAGGGTGGTAGCCGCGCATCTTGACGCTCATCTTGATGCTTATGCCATCCCTGGGGCTGCGGGCCGAACCAACCCATGGCCTCTAGCCCCACTAAGAAAGGAGGTTTTACATGCCTAAACTAGTTAAAGTCGACTGGAAAGAAGTCGCAAAGCAAGAACTCATCCCAGAAGGGAAGGTTGCCGCTCGACTCGACAAAATCGAGGAACGGGAAGGCAAGGAAGAGCCTCACAACCCCTACTGGAACTTTGAGTTCACTGTTATCGCGCCCGAAGAGGTTGTTGGGCGTAAGGTATGGGATGTATTTATGCTCGATACCAAGTCCTTGTGGAAGTTGCGGAACTTCTGTCAATGCGTAGGCATTGCACTCGAAGGCACTCGCGACATCGACACCGACGAACTCACTGGCCAAGAGGTCGGTCTTGTAATCGGCCACGAAACCTACGAGGGTAGAGAGCGGAACAGAGTCAAAGGATACTTCGAGTACAAGGTGGAATGAAGTACCCCATCGTCGAGGTATTCGACTCTATTCAAGGAGAAGGTCTGTATACAGGAGCGCCCGTCAACTTCGTAAGGTTGGCGGGCTGCAACCTCTCCTGTGCCTTCTGTGACACCGACAAAGAAGCTAAGGAAGAACTCACTCCCAAGGAAATCCTGGCGCGCCTGAACCCAAGCATCAGGATAGTTGTACTCACGGGCGGGGAACCTACAACCCACTCCCTTACCGAGCTCATCAGTGCATTACACAAGGAGAGCTACCTCATTCACCTCGAGACGAATGGTACACAGCCGCTACCGAGCGGACTTGACTGGACCAGCGTCTCCCCTAAACCCGAAGAGTTCCCAAGGCCATCCTCGCCCCTCTTCAACGAAGCGAAGTGGCTTATTCCGGCCTGGGCATATGAGGATATCAAGTGGGACCTAGCATCGCTGCACTTCCTGCAGCCGGTGAACTACGAGAAGACGCTCAACATGGGAAACGTGAAGCGTTGTGTTTGGCTCCTCAAGAACAAGCCGCGCCCGAACCTTCGCCTTAGCATTCAACTACATAAAGTGATTGGAGTAAGGTAATGAAACAGAAGTACCCAATAGTAAGACTTCACTGCAGAGACCAAGCGTTTTACAGCAGCGTCGACGACCCCAGGTCAACAGAGTACCCTATAGTTGAGATGATTATCGTGGGTCACCTTCTCCTGAAGGACGAGGAGAAGGTCGTCGTCGCTTTCGAATTCTTCGACGACCATGACGTACGCTACGTATCGTCCGTCCCAATACAAGACGTCATCGAGCTGGAGGTTCTGCGTGAACAAGACAAAGATTAAGAAAGGAACTGCACTCATCCTCGAGGGACTCATCGGTCCTGAATGGAGTGAGGACGACAACTACCGAGACACTCCCCGACGCGTCGCGGACTTCTACGAGGAAATATTCGCGCCCAGAGGTTACGAAGCAACTACATTCCCTGCAAAGTACCGCCAAATGATAATCCTAGCTCACCACCAAGAGTGGGCTATGTGTCCTCACCACTTGTTACCTTTCAAGCTAGATATCTCAGTTGCGTACATTCCCTCTGGGGAAGAAAGTCCTAGAGTCTTAGGCCTTTCAAAGCTCGTACGCCTCGTACAAAACCACTTCGAGGAGCCTATTCTACAGGAGGACTTAACGGACTCCATCGCTGACGAGGTCGTAAGAGTACTCACCTGGAAGAAGCACAACGAAGTCGACAAACCGATGGGAGTAGGAGTGCTTATCGAGGGAGAACACACGTGTATGCAAGCCCGAGGTGTGAAGACCCTAGGTCATGTCGTGACCTCGGCTATGCGGGGAGTCTTCTTGGACAAACCAGAAGTCCGAGAAGAGTTCCTATCACTCATAAGGAGGCCTTGATGTTAGACAGACTCATCGGCGAAGATGAAATCGCCTACCTAGTGGAAGGTCTCGGGAGCAAGATTACTATGATACACGACCCCTGCGTCTGGATTGTCATGGACGGAGCTTTCATGTTCGCCGCCGACCTACTCAGAAGAGCTAAAGGTATTCGGGCCGTCAAGTTCTTCTACGTGGACCGGGGGTACGGAACGCCCGAAGGCCCTTGGGAACCGCGAATCTTCCACATACGAGAGACACCCACCTTCCTGACGAAGTACATTCACGTCTTCGTAGACGTAGTCGTCGAGGAAGGAAAGACGTTTGAGGCTCTCCTCAACCTTGTCCCCGAGCGTCAACGTCCAAGTGTAGTTACATGTGCGCTCGTTATGAAGGGTCAGTACGAGCCTACTATACATGGAACATCGGTAGAGCCCGATAAATTCCTAACCGGCTATGGTATGGGACCTTATAGAAACCTACCGTTCATAGCCGAAAGGAGAAAGAAGTGAGTGTCGCAGACCGCTTCGAGAAGAGGGTCGCCGAGCTCTTAAAGACTAGAGCCCCGAATCCTCCAACAGCACACGCCATCTTCGAGGAAGCCTCGTACGCAGAGTGGTATCGCGGGTACACCAAAGGCGTTGCTGATGCCCTAGAGGTCGTCGCGGAGACCCTCAAGGAGATAAAACATGGCTGAAATCGTAATATGCCCTTACTGCCGGAGGAACACTAACTTTGTCGAGGGGGACGCCCTACCCAAGTTCTGTTTTCACTGCAGGAAGCTCCTCCCACAGAAGTTCTGCAAGAAGTGTGGGCGAGGCATCTTGCCAGACGATATAAACTTTTGTACCAACTGTGGAGCGAAAATTGAAACCACCACTGTGTGAGGGTTGCCCCTTACAGGGAGAAGGATATGCCGAAGGTGAAGGACCCGAAAACGCTACTATACTTTTACTTGGAGAGGCCCTCGGAGCGGAGGAAGCATCTAAAGGAAGACCCTTCGTTGGGGGCGCCGGAAGAGTTCTTAACTTCCTGCTTCAGAAGGCTGGCTTACGCCGGAGCGAGCTCTACATTACGAACGTTGTACGCTGCAGACCGCCTGGCAATCGCACTCCGACTGAAACAGAGATACAAGAATGTTGCCGTAGGCATAAGCTGGGGGAGCTCCTCCAGGAGTTCAACCTCGTGGTCCTACTCGGGAATTCCGCCCTTCTTGCGGTTACTGGTAGGACTGGCATTACACGCTGGAGGGGTTCTATTTTTCTTCAAGGAAAGGAAGACCGAGAGCTTTCTACGCACGGAGTCAAAGTACTACCCACAATTCATCCTGCAGCGATTATGCGGCAGCAGGACATGTTTCCTGTTGTGGTCGCTGACCTCCAACGAGCCGCCACTGAAGCTATCTCGCCTGAATACACACCGCCTAAACAAGATTATGTTCTAGAAGGAAACGTAGGACACATTCAAGGTTTCGGGGGCAGCCCTTTTACATTCGACGTGGAAACTTCACACCTAGAACCGAACCCGATGAGCATCACGCTACTCGGGCTCTCGGACGCTTCTGGTACGGCTGTTGTAATAGACAACCCGCGGGGCGCTCTAGAACTCGAAGCCCTACGAAAGGTCTTTTCCTCTCCGGTTACGAAGATAGCGCACAACATAATGTTCGATGTGCGCCATTTGAGGGCAAACGGAATTCCTGTAGTGCCGCCCTGGTTTGACACAATGATAGCTCACCACCTTGTCCTTAGTGATGTACCAAACGACTTAGGATTCGTCTCTTCGTTGTACACGCGAGTGCCTTACTGGAAGCACCTCGCAAAGACGAAACCTAAGTGGTACAACGCTACGGACACGGATGTGGCCTTTCGTATATACGAGACCCTGAAGTACGAACTAGAGCTCAACGACCTAACTCGGGTCTTCGATACCTCCATGAAAGTACTACCTGTCTTCGAGAAGATGCGCTCTACAGGGGTCCGCCTCAATCGCAAGCTTCAGCTCAAGTGGAAGATAGCCCTCGAGAGGAAAATTTCTGAGTTAGAGAAGGCTCTGGTTGGGGGTATAGGAGACGTCACTTTCAATTGGCGCTCTCACCCACAGCTCTCGAAGCTACTCTACGAGAAGTTGAAGCTGCCGCGGATTTACTCTCGGTATTCGCAAAGCGTCACCACCAATGAAGAGGCGCTTGCAGAGCTTGAAGAGCTCACAGGTTCCAAGGTTGTAAAGACGATTCGGCAACTACGGAAACTGAGCAAGCTCTCCTCTACCTACTTTTCCCCGCCTAGCACGGAGCGGGTTCATTCAGAGTACACACTTCACATAGCGGCTAACGGCCGCTCCTCTTCCCGAGACCCTAATTTGCAAAACGTGCCTAAGGGACCCGCCCGTGCTATCTACATCCCAGAAGACGGTAAGGTCTTCGTAGCGGCGGACTACAATCAAATCGAGTTGAGGGCGGCTGCAGTGATGTCGCAGGAAGCGGGGCTTCTCAAAGCCTTCGAGAAAGGAGAAGACATTCACACATATACGGCTTCGCAGGTTTTCAACGTACGCATGTCCGAGGTCACTGAACACCAACGCCACCGCGCGAAGATGTCTGTCTACGGTATAGGTTATGGTCGTGGAGCACGCTCCATGGCTCGAGAGTTCGGTTGGTCAGAGGCTGAGGCTCAACGATTCATCGACAGGTACTTCGAGAGGTTTGCTAAGATTAAGCTCTGGAGGCAGGACCTTATAGCTGACGCTGAAAGGAATGGCTATCTAGTAAATCCTTTTGGCCGAAGGCGCTACTTCTTCGGCCAGAACATCGCCCCTAAAGTCTACAATTTTGTTCCCAGCTCAATAGCCGCTGACGTCCTATTCGAGTCGCTGGTCCTCCTAGACGGACAGTGCCCCAAGGACACTCGCCTCGTCCTTCAGATTCACGACGACATAGTAGCTGAAACGCCTGTTGGCCAAGAGAAAGAGACTTCAGAGTGGCTCAAAGACATAATGCAACGTCCCATTGATGTACTTGACGGTTATTCTTTCCCCGTCGAGGTGCGCGTCGGTAAAACGTGGGAGGAACTGAAATGACAGAAGGCGACGAACTTACAAAGAAACTCAGCCCGAGGCTCCCAACGACTTGGTCTCCTGACCAGCTCCGGGAGCACTTCGAGAAGATGAAGCACTACCTGCCTGCCTTCACTTCTCAATACCTAAACAAGCCTGCTGGAGAACAGCACTATGACAGGGGCATCTCCGACGACGTAGGGCGCACGCTTACAAAGACGGACACCCTAGAACTCATGAAAGTAGCCAGTCAACGCTACGAAAAGTTGTTCAGCTACCGACCCACAATCGACGACATCGACGAGGAAACTCTAAGTGACGACCCTATGGACGAAGAGCTCGAAGTCAAGGTATCAATCAAACGACTGAACGATGGACACGTCCTCATAAGAGCGGGGTGTCAAGAGCGCGTAGTGCACAACCTGAAAGAGTTGTACTCTATGCTGCGTGCACTAATACGAACGAACGTTCCTAAGACACTCTTTGAGAGGAAATGATGCCAAAAATATCACTACCAGCTAGTCCTCCAAGACACAAAGTTCAGATACAGCTCATCCCGGAGACCAGCTGGTACTACAACTTGCGTAAAGTCCTACCCAAGGAAGAGTGGGACAAGCTCCGGAAGCAAGTATACGCATACTATCAATATCAGTGCTCTGGTTGTGGGCAAGGTAACGTCCAACTCCACGCACACGAGGTTTGGAAGTTCGACATGAGGAGCAAGACACAGAAGCTTGTCCGGTTAGTTGCCTTATGTGAGCTCTGTCACGCAGTGGAGCACATAGGACACACAGAACTCCAAAGCCCAAAATACGTCCACAAGGTTGGGTTACACATCAAGACCGTTCTGGGCTGGACGCCTCAACAGTTCATGAAGAAACGCGAGGCCGCCTTCAACAAGTGGCATCAACGTAATAGATACACATGGAAGGTAGACTTCGGGCCTTACACACACCTTGTAAGGAAGGAGTTAAGATGAAGAAGCTATTTTCAATGTCTCGGAGATGGGTCAAAACGGCGACCTCAAAGACTATAGGTGGCTTGAGCACCTTTATGGACGACTTGTTTTCTAGCGTACCACCAAAGACATCGTTCATGCCGCTACCTAGAAGCCACCAAGAGGATATGTTTGTGCAAATGCTCGGCGCGCGGCAGCAGTCCGTGGCTCACTTGATGGGTTACGCAGGAATGCAAGGTCTTCGGGACCTGGAGGCTATGAGGGCTATCATACCGACTTACGCGTCGCGCGTCCCGGAAATAGACTTTACGAACGTTTTAAAGGAGGGTAAAGTGCATGTAGCTGTAAGATTTACAAGGGTCGACGAGGAACACATCCTCGTCGAAGTGGAGTGTATCAAACGCATAGTCCACAACAAAAAAGAGCTCCGTGAACTCGCGGCCAAGCTCATCGAAGAACACGCAGAAGGCTACCTCTTTGGTGAGCAACCCAAAGCCCCTCTACGGAGAGAGGAGCTCGCGACGGCGGCAAAGTCCCCGGAGCCTGACTACACAGCTAAGGAGGTGAAAGAGTAATGAAGAAACTTGAAAGAGCATTAGTAGTAATCTCTGTTTCATGTCTTCTCGTCGCGCTAGCAACCATATCTTTCCTCATGTTCAAGATGGGAGCTTTAGAAGCGCGAGTGTCGCTACTCGAGGACTCACAGAGAGAAGTCTTGGACCGCATCGATATGTCTTCCACCAAACTTATTGACGTTATCCGGAGGTGGGAGCGCATAGGAAAGGAGCAACCAATTGTTGTTAAGCTTAGAGATACCGACCCCTCACCTGAGGGAGTTTCTACCCCTGACTGACTTTGGGTTTGGGTTAGCCCAATTGTACTTGGACGAGACCCAGAAGGAGTACCATAAGCTCATGCAGGGTTGTCTCCTGGACAATGGCATGTACGAGCTGAACGACCCCCTTCGTATTCCGGAGCTCATCCAAGCAGCTATCCTTTGCAAACCGGAGGCCCTCATAGCGCCGGACTGGATGAATGACATGACTCGCACGCTCAACGCAACCATACAACTCGTTTTCGCGACCGAGAAGTTCAACGCTGACAGTAATCGGCTAGCGAAAGACCGGTGGGCTGTAGGGGGAGTCGTTCAGGGACGCAACCTAAAGGACCGCGTCGAATGCTTCCGCGAGCTGGTAGATTTAGGTTGTGAGCCTATCTGCTTTCCTTTTAGAACCCCACGAGACGAAACTATAGACGCCTTACTCGCCTCTGGTGAACTCAAGGAAGATTGTTGGTACCACCTACTCGGTTTGCAGAGAATCGAGGAGCTTGTGCTTAAGCGTCCTGGTAAGTGGTCTATTGACACCGGGAAGCCTTTCAAAGGCTTCCGCATGGACCAGCTACCCATCCGAGGTCACGGGAGGCTAGCCCTACACGAGCCCCTCACCGAGAAGGCTCACAAGGCAGCTTTGTGGAACATAGCTTACATGAGGAGGGTGATGCAAAATGGCTGAGCTATTAGACATCCTGGACGCTCTCTGCGTCCCGAACGACTACATAAGAAGACAGGACGGAGAATTCACTTGGCGAGGACGGAAGTATAAGTACATAGCGTACATTATCACTCCCGTCTCTGGTGACCCTACCATCCGTATAGACATAAAGGAGGCAAAATGAGAGCATGGGTATGGAAACGTTGTACGTTTGACGCGGCGCACCAACTTCCGGGTTACCCGGGAGACTGCGCGCGCATTCACGGGCACACCTACATCGTAGAGTTGGGGCTCCTTACAACCCCAGTCCCCGAAAGGGGCTACGACATCGACATGAAGGAGATAGGAGAGTTCCTAAAAGCGAATGTCTTAGGACGCTTCGACCACCACTTCATCAACGACAAGATGCCCGGCTGTCCCTCGACAGCGGAGAACATTGCTTTCGCTATTGCGGAAGACGCTCTAAGGTTTTTCAACAGACAAGTAAAGGTACGGGTATATGAAACGCCCGATTCTTGGGTGGAGATACACGAAGCACCCAAGGCAACAAATTTACATCCATTGGAGGTATCATAATGCCAATCATCGTAACAAGCAACAAACCGGATGACAAAGTCAATCACCCGGAACATTACAACAAGGGAGACCGAGAGGTCATTGAAATCATAGAGGACCAGTGCCTCCCCGTGAATGGTTATCGAGGCTTCCTGATGGGAAACGTCCTCAAATATGTCTGTAGGCATCCTCACAAGGGTACCCCCGGACTGGACCTGGAGAAAGCGGAGTTCTACCTGAAGAAGCTCATCGACACCTATGGACGAGCTCCAGAGGCAACTTGAGTCTTTCAAACAACTCCTTCGCTCTTTTAACCAACCGCCGACTTCGCCTCTACTCAAAGAGGCTCGAGAGTTCATAGAGAAGTTTCCGAGACCGTTATCAGAGGAGGAAAATCGTGAGATTAGAGTTCTACTCAGGAAAGCCTTCAACCTTCCAGACGAGGCTCCTAAAAAGAGGATTGGGGCTTTTGAAGAGCATATACCCAAGTCTGGTTGGTTGCGAGATTACTACTCATATACACTTAACAGTGAGCCGCCTGCCGTCTTCCACTTCATGTCGTCTCTTACTATACTTGGTGCTGTTCTTGAACGAAACGTTTTCTTTGACAAGGGTTTTTATAAAGTGTATCCAAACATCGCCACGGTCCTCATCGCACCTACAGGTCGATGCAGAAAAACGAGTGCGACTAACGTTTCTCTCAAACTCGCGAGGGCAGTCAAAGTGAACGTGCTCTCCGAACGAATAACGCCGGAAGCTCTCGTACAGGGGCTTGGAGGCCGTGAAACTGCAACGGGACTACTGTACGCTCCGGAACTCGCGGTATTCCTCGGCAAGCAGAAATACCTTATCGGGATGGTCCCGTTGCTTACTTCTCTCTTTGACTGTCCAGACACTTGGTCGTCCTCAACTATCATGCATGGCTCCCTTTCTCTTGCAAACGTGGCTTTGAGTTTCCTAGGAGCCTCTACCTTAGAATGGTTCATCGAAGCTCTGCCTAGTGAAGCTTTCTCCGGAGGCTTCATGGCTCGCCTCCTCTTCGTGGTCCAGGAAGATACGGACCGTGAGTTCGCTATACCTGAGCCAGGAAAAGGACACGAGTGGGAAAAACTCCGTGAGCAACTGGCGGAGATGAAAGGTATTAAAGGAGAGGTCATTCTCGCCCCCGAAGCTAGGGCTTGGTATACACACTGGTACTCTAAACACCACCGAACTCCTACGTTCGACCCGAAGTTCGCAGGTTACCACGAACGCAAGCCCGACCACTTGTTACGCGTGGCCTTCCTCTTGCGTATTGCGGAAGCGAGGTCGCTTACAATCTTATCGCATGACCTCGAGCGAGCGCTAGGCATTCTCGACTGGATGGAGGCTTTACTCCCGTCTGTCTTCGAGACGGTGGCTACAACGCCTGTCGGAGCTATGCACCAGAGGATACTGCAACACTTAAAGCAGGCGGGAGGCAGAATGACCCACTCGCAACTCCTACGAAAGAATCAACATGCAATGAACGCGAGGCAATTCCGTGAAGCCATAGAGACTCTGAAAGACTCGGAAACCATCGAAGAGATTCGAACGGCCACGGAACACGCCTACGAAATTATAAGGAGGAAGAAATGAATAAACATGACGACCTTAGCCCTTCCAAACCTAAGGAGGAGAAACCTTTGAAGGAGAGAGTCGAGGAGGCCGTAGAAGCAGACCTCGGGTATGAACAAGAAACTTACAACCGCCTCGTCCGTGTAGAGCGAATGCTAGAGTATCTCGTTATCGCCCGGATAACGAACGACCAAAAGCTCCTCCCAGAACCAAACATCAAGGATATCGTTAGGGAGATAGCCGCTAGGGAAAAGGGGAAGAAGGATGACAAAGGAAATCCACCCGCTCCATGACGTCGTCGCCGTCGTACGGGACGCCCCAGTAGAAGCCAGTAAGATTATCGTCACCCCGGAGCGTGCGCGCAAGCTCGCATGGACGGGAGTCGTCTTGGCTATCGGTCCGGAGGTTACAGAAGTCGGGGTGGGGGACAAGGTCTACCTCCCGTGGCACTATTCGGTAGACACCTGGCTAGACGACAAGCACGTCCTCTTCTACCTAGAAGAGGAACTCCTAGCAAAGGAGGTGGAAGAGTGAAAGACCTGAAAGTCTACTACCAAACCGAATACCCGAACGCTGGCCCTATCTCAAAAGACTTCGACAGACGTATTGAAAACCTTGCGCGAAGATATGGTCTTAGCTTCCAAGGCTCAGGCTTTGATATGGTCACGAATGTCAGAGACTTGCACTACGCTAAGGAAGAGGTGAAGAAATGAGAGAGCCTACAATCACTACTTATAGAGACCTCAAGGGGGACTGCTTCGTCTGGGAGATAAGAGCACCTGCCCTGTTCTTTGTAGAAGCAAGGTCCTGGAAGTGGAGTATGTGCTGGTGGTTCATCAAAATCGGTTTCAGGTTCCTGTTCAGAAAATGGAAGGTGCAAGATGAGAAGTGAAGTGATGTGGTTCGCCCACCAGATGCAAAAGAAACTCGACCAGCGCATGGCAGACAAAACCGGCTGGTTGCGCACTCACAATAAAGAGCTCATGGCGCGGATGATGGACGAAGTAGAGGAGCTCCTAGAAGCTATGCAGCATGCTTACAAACCCGACCTCGACCTCGAGGAGACTAGAGGCGCTTTCGACGACATGCTACGCGAGTGCGTCGACGTTGCCAACTTTGCGATGATGATAGCAGACAAGTGCAGGTTGGTGTTAGCATGATATACTGGGACTTGATACTCAAGACGGAGGACGTCTGCGGAGAGCTTCAGAGGATGTACTCTCAGTTATCTCTCCAAGCTTTAGCCAGGCACCTCGGTGTTTCCAAGGACGCCCTCCGCAAGAAGCTATTATCGTGTAACATAGAGATACGCTCTCGGGGAGGCTCTTACCCTCGAATTCCTCGGGACGACCTCCCCGAGGACGCGTATAAGATGGACACGGCTCAATTGGCAGTGCTAACTGGTTACACAGAACAGTACTGTCGGAAGTTACGTGCTCAGTTGAGGAGGAAATATGAACAAAGTAGGAAAACCGAAAGTAAAAAAGGAGGGGTGGAAGGATAGGACTGAGGCCTTCAGAACTGTTATAGTTCAGCAGCCGACCTTCAATGGCATCGTCTTCATGCTGGGACAAGTTCCCTTGCGTAAGATAGGAATATCACAATCGGGGGTAGTTATACCTGGGACGCCCTCGCAAGTCGTAATCAACGCCTCTCACAAGCAGGCTCCCCCGTACCGCATAGTAATCTCGAGGGAGGGCTTCAAGTGCTATGTTAAGGGAACCCCTCCAGTGTTGTTGTCGTGAGGAGGAAGAAATGAACTTACAAATCGGAAAGATTTACAGGATGAAGGATGGAGGCCTCGCTCGCTTGCAAGGCGTAAGCAGGAGTATCGTCCATCACAGGAAGGGAGAAGTCAGGCACTTCGTGGAGGTTTCTTTTCATAGAATAGGAGAAGATGAGTTTCACACCTTCAGTTGTGTAACCCCCCTCAATGAAATCTTGCCGGACAAATCGTCCGAGGATAAACAAAGGATAATGGGAGTCGTCGAAGCTATTGCGAACGGGACTCCAATACCGCTAACTGCTCCCCATGCTTTGCTACCTTCTCCCTGAGCTTCTCAATCTGTTCTACTATCCTGTCCGTTCGCTTCTCGTCCATCTCTTCGTGCTTCTTAAGAGAGGTGACTACCTCGGCCAACGTAATGGAGTTCGGATTGAGCTTCCTAAAAGTGTTGTTAGGATTCGCTCTCTCCTTCTTCAGAATCTTGTGAGCCCACCACGGAATGATTACCTTTTTAAACAGCGGAACGATGAGGTCCTTAATAATCCAAGCTGACCCAAGAACTACAACTCCTTCCGAGCCAAAGTTTCCAAGTTCCATTATGTTCTCCCTCTAACGAAGTCGTAAGTTATCTTTACACCCCCCACTATGGCAACCCACTTCCAGATAGTCCCCTTGAGGCTAAGCCCTTTGACTTGACGTTCATACGCAGTGCATCTCTTCTGTAGGCCCTCGATAACCGCCTGCTTCTGAATGTCCTTGGCTATCCAACCTTCCAACTCAAGCTTAACCTTGGAGTCGAACTTCTCTTCCCACTCTTTAATAATCGCATCTTTCTTAATAACCTTTTCTTCTAGCGTAGCGTACTTTTCTGCCCACTTCTCGTCAAGCTCCTTTACTAAGCCTTGGTAAAGGCCGGAGGCGATTAGCATCTCCCGAGTAACCACGATATCTCTCTCTACATAAACGATTCTCTCGTCAACCTCAGCTACCTCCTCCTCGAGTTCCGCAATCCTTTCGTCTTTCGCCTTCTGTAACCTCTCGTCCCGTTCCTTCTCTTCTTCGAACTCCTTCTCCACTCGTGTCAAGTCTTGAAGAGTTTGTTCGGAGCGACCTTTCCAGTAAGCAACGCGCTTGTTGCCATTAAAAAGCCAAGCTCCTAAAGCGAAGGAGAGGACACAAAGGATAAGGCCTGCAACAACATACTTCTTCATTTCTCTATTGGCCTCAAACCGAGGATGCGCTTCACGGCCTCGTCGGCTTCCTCCTCGCTCAGAGCTCTTACAACGTCTCTTGCAAAGCTTCTCAGTGGCACAGTTACACCCACGGTTTGTTCAAGGTCTCTGAAAGCTAAGTCACGCCGCCACTCAGCTCCATGCAGAGACTGCAGAACTTCTATACCGGAGATGATCGCCTGAACCATAGGGCCTCCTGTGTAAGTGAGAGGTCCTGTAACTATCCAGTTCCGGAGGTCAACTCCGAAGACTTCCTTCCCCATGAGGTAGACAGCGGCGTTAGCGAAGGCCATCCTCGCTAGAAAGTCTTTAGTGGCGGTTAGGTCTCCCGTACGAACACCTCGCTTCGCGAACTGAATGTAACTGGAAGGCCAGATTCCAAACTGCCCCGCTAGTCGACCCCATCTACCTCCACGTTCCATAGCCCAGGGCGCATTTGCCGCTCTGTATATCCACTGAGTGTCTTCGTGCAGGTTGTAAGAGTACCTCTTTGCACAGGCCTCAACACTCTCTACGGGGTTCCGTGTATCTAAGAGGGGAGCAAGTATTTCATTCTGAGAAGCCTTCTCTAGGAAGACGATACCTGTTTGCCTCTTGAACTCTCTAGGTGAGATTTCACCTTTCATAAACTTAGGTCCTAAATCCATCACGGCTTCGTAACCTGCGTTAGCTGCTACTACACGATTCATTCGGTCAGCTGTGAAGTAAGCCTTCATGCCGAAGTCGTACACCTTACGCGTGGCAGCCCTCCCCTTAAGAGCGCCTACGGCTAGCTTGCGAACTACCTTCTCTCGCAGAGGAGCTCCTCCTTTAAAGAGTTTCAGCTCCTCGGGAATCTCTTCATAGCCGGCCCTCTTCGTAGGCAACGCCTCTTCGAAAGCAACTACCTGCGGGTCGATGATTCCGAGGTCGCGAGCGTATTCCCAACCTTCTTGTGTGAGAGCCCGTCGATAACCCATAGCGAGATACTTGTTACCTACGTACAGTCCCGTGGTGAGAAAGGGTTGACAGAAGTTTCTCAAGACGAGGCCTACCCTCATAGGCATGGTAGACGCATATGTATTCATGAGATACAGGTTCAGGAGCTGGTCGGTCCAAGAACCTGTGAGCTCCAACCCGTACTTCTTGTTGAAGGATTGGATGGCTTCCGAAACGTACTCTCGGTCGCCAAGCATTCCTGCGATGGCTCTATCTCGGTAGAAACGGATGTCCTTCTGTATTCTAGACTTCGTCTCTCTACTGAGGTCAGCACCCTCTATTTCCTTTATCATCTCTGTCATTCGGTCTACGTAAGGGTGTACATCGTATCTGACCTTCGTAGCCAGCAGATTAGTCAAGAAGCTCTTGAGGTCCATCGCGTATTCAGGGCGGAACCCGTACTTGCGCATCCAAGTAGCAAGTTCGGGAGACACCTCTCCTACCGACAGGTAAGAAGGAACATCCTCGGCGATTACCTTTCTATAGTCAGGTCCGAGGACCTCTAGAGCTAACTTCTCTACCTCTAAAGCAGCACTGAGCTCCGTCCTAGTCATCCCTAAGCGCTTCGAGGTCAAGGCCTTCGCGAGAGGGTCCTCTCCCGCTCTCAGGTACTCTAGAGGAACTATGTGACGGCCCCTTTCCAGGACACTCAAGATATTGTAAACCTTTCTGACACTGTCTTTATTCCACCTTCGGAGCTCTTGAAGGACGTCCTCGAAAGCCTTCGGAGCCTTCTCTCCGGGCATGGGGGCTTTAGCGGCCGTCCCGTAAGCGAGGTCAGCGATGGGGAAACCAAAAGCGTCCTGGTACATATTAAAGCGACTCTTTCTTCCTTTCCACCACCTGCTGTAGAAAGGCTCCCGAATTTCTTCTACCAGCCTCGGAAGCACGTCTGTGGGAGCCGGATGAACCCTACCAAAGGAGTTAGGGTCTACAGGGCCCTCATATTCTGGTGTGAAGTTGGGGACGTCACGTTCCTTGAAGAGGAACTTCTCCATTTGGCGTCTAGTGTACCGCTTGGTTTCACCACTATCTAAGTCCGTTAGCCACCACCCTCCATCCGGGGTACGTATCTGGAGGGTATAACCCTTATTGTACATAAGGTCGAGTATCTCTTCGAAGGTGCGAGGCACAGGGCCTCTTTTCCTCTTGGATTTAGTCTTGTGTTTAATAGAGTACTTCCCCTCCTTGGAGACGATGATGTCATAAGTAGTGTCCCCCTTAATGCTGAGCACTAACTCCCCGGTATCTAGCCTTTCTCCAGCGTCCGGACGGTCTAAGAGCTCTTCAAGAGTCATAGAGCCTCCCCTAGTGTGAACCATCCGGGTGTGAGAGTCCCAAGTACCTGCGACTCCCTTCACACGCATTGTTTCAGCTATAAGTACAGGATTAGCCTCTAGAGCCTCAGCGTTGAGCTCGCCTTTAGTGAACTGACTGATAACCTCAGCAGAGAGCCTGCCTTCACGGATAGCTACCTCGAGCTGTGCAGGAGTCATAGCCTTTGCAGACTCTGGAGCCCCGTCTAGGTAGACGCCGTCCTCGATGACGAAGTCGTCAGGAACTTCCTCTCCTTCGTCCTTTATAGTCCTGAGTTCCCTTTCGTAGAGGGAGTCGGCTTCTACACGAGCTCTAGAAGCAGCCCGCTCGTACTCCTCCTCCGAGAGAGGTCTCACCCGGAACTCTTCAGGGAGCATGTCCTGAGGAATCTTCTCTGCACGGACTTCGTCTAGAATGGTCTCTAGCGGCTCCCCCTCTTCTAGACGCGCCTCCCATCTGTATATCTTCGTCTTGAACTCCACGTACTTAGTCGAAGAAAGACCAAAGGTAGCTTTCCGAAGGATAGCCTCTACTGCTTCGTCAGTCCCTGCAGCCTCATACTCCTCTCGAATCTCAGCCTTCTTCTCTTCGGTGTACTGAGACCAGTGGTCCTTCATAGCCTCGTTGATGTCCTTCTCAAAGCGTACCCACAACTTCCTTTGAGCTTCTATAGGTAAGTGCACCTTACCAGCTATTTCCCTCAAGCGCTCCGAGAAAATTCCTCTGTTAGCCGCGGTGAGGTATCGGAGAGCGGGGTGATATATTGACTCCACCGTAGTCGGCGCGGGAGGAGGTTCTGAAACCCGTCTCGGCTCTACAGTGAGCATCCCCCGCTCCCTCATAGTGCGTATAATTTCAGGTAAATCCTCCCTAGAGATTCTCATGTCCTGCAACTGCTCGAAAGAAACAGCTTTGCCTCTGCCGACCAGTTGTTGGGCAAGATACTCGTCTAGTTTGCTAGTACGCTCTTCCGCCCTTATACGGTCGTCTTCCAGCCGGTACCTGTCAGTGTCGACTCTAAGAGGTCTGTCCGAGATAGCCATCAGAAGGTGTGTAGAGTCCGTGCCAGGATGCATCTCCATGTGTCTCGTCCCGGTAGGGGTGAGCTCTACAACCCCGTCCTCGAAGGTACGGGTGTAAGAGAGCTCTAGGTTCTCGTTTACGACGTCCATCTCATTGAAGAACTCTTCAGTCGCCTTTACAAAGTCTACCTCGTTTCCCCGCTGAGCAGCGTCTTGCATGTTCATCCTACGAGTCCATAGGCCTTTCAAAGTATCTATAGGAAGGCCGAGCTCTTGGGTGCGTATCTCGGCTGACCTCGTGAGGTTGTTAACCCTTGTGACCGAGAGATCCCAGAGGTTCTTCCTCCTTTCGGCTAGCTGCTCCTCGAGAGTTCCCCCTCCGAGGCGCATGGCTTCTGACACACCTACATCGCCTAGCTTTTCCTGGTAAGGAGAGAGCTCCTGTTTCAGGAGCATCTGGTTCATCTTTGCCCTGGCAGCGAGGTCTGCTACACCTCTTGCTACCTTAGGCTTCATAATTCCGTAGCCTCTTAGAGCGCCTGTAAGAATAGCCATGTGTAGGGCAGCTTCCTTGTCCTCTAGAACACCAGCAGTAAGACCTGTCAATCCCATGGCGACGGGGACGCTCTTGGGCCCAACCATGCCAGCACCATAAAGAGGAGCCTTTAGGAGTTCTATCGGGTCTTTTTCGCCGGCCAGAACCCCAGGGATCTCCGTCGCCGTGAAAGTGAGAGCTCCATGAAGGGCTCTAGGGGCTGCCGGAAGAAACCCTGACACTCCTGCGGACATCCCCCAGAACAGAGGCATAACGCCTATCACCCCTCCGATGGTCTCTGGAAGAACCATTCCCGGTTTCAGCCGAGGGATTCCCGCTAGAGGAGGGCCTCCCATGAGCTCCGACATTTCTATGTAAGGAGAGAGGAGCCCGCGAATGAAAGACTCTCCTACGCTAGGAACCATAGCTTTCCTGTAGGACTTCTTCAACTTCAGTTTCTCTTCAGGCTTTATAGTCTCATCCTCGTCAACGAGTCTGGAGAGCTCTATATTGAAGTAGTGGTCCCTAACCTTCTGCCGCTGAACTCCAGGAAGATTCCTGAACTTCTTGGACGGCTCTACATGCCTGTGAAATTCTAGGAGAGCCCGCCAGTGGTCAGGGACTTCCACTCCAGTAATTTCAGGGTAAAACATTGGGTATTGCTGTGCGTGCTTAAGGAGCCGCTTCTGCGCAAGCCTCATCCGCCATTCCTTCTGCTTCTGAATGCCAGCCTCTGCCGCAGGTACCGTAACTGAAGGAAAAGGAAGCTGTGCTTCTATTTCCTTCTTGAACCATTCGGGGTCGTAGTCCTTCTCCCAGTCCTTGGGACGAAGACTCTCTATAAACTGTTGGAGGTCCTGCGTTCCCGCTTTCTTTTGGTCGGCTACCCACTGTTGGGGTGGGGATAGCTTTTTCTCTAGGGGTCGCTGCTCTCCAAGCTGGGCAAAAGGGCTCAGGCCTCCCTTAATTCTCATGAGCGCATGTTGCTTCGCCTTTTCTATGATTGCTGGTGTTGGCTCGTCGCCAGCAAGCAGAGAGTCAATCTCAGCTCTCGTGAGTGTAGGAACTAACGCGGGTATTTCCGTCTCTTTCCAGTTAAACTCTGGCCCGGTTACTCCAATAGACAGTTCCGTAGACACATAGCCATCCGGCCTCTTTAGTTGGCCAAAATAGCCCAGCCCTTTCTTTCGTTCCTCTTCAGGCATTACCTTTCGGTCTCCTTCTCTTTAAAGGTATCTATAATAGAGGTTCCCGTCGGAAACTCTGTTTCCATCGGTCCTGGAGCGTACTTAGCACTCCATCCCATCATCTCCAAGAATTTATCCCACAACGTCTTTTCCTCTATCCATGGAATGCCCGCGAGGTCATACAACTGTCTCAGGTAGCCTTCTGTAGCCGCATTGTTCTTCATTGCCATTGAACGCTGGACGGCAAAACGTAGCTGTTGCACCGTCGCTTCCTTGACTTTCTCTTCCTTATACCTGTTCCAGATTTTCGTCCATTCGGGGTCCTCCTTCCCCGCTCCCGCAGTCATCTTTCCGTAGACAGTCATTAAGTCAGCGTCGGTGAGCCTCGCGACCTCCGAGGCTAGACGGTAGAAAGAGAAGTTCAAAGTAGCCGAATCCGGCCTCTGTGTAGGAACCCTGTCAGGAATCTCGTCTTCCTTCCAGAAGGCTCTCCACTCGTCCTCGTCGTAATCCCAGAACGTAGTCAAGAACTGGGCGGTCGTCATCGTTTTCTCTTTAGCCCCAGGCCTTGTGGGTATAGTACCGCTTCCTATGTAACTAGCACGCTCTTCTAAAGAAGCGTTAGGATACACTTCGTCGAAGATTTGCACATCTCTAATACCAGGTACTTTCTCAGGCGGAGGGGGCATCTCTGTGGGCAACCCGGGTGGCATGAACGGGCTTACAGCTTGTAGAACACTCGACTGCAATGTAGGCATTTCTTTGAACTTAGACAACACTCCTCCAAGCTTCTCGAATGGGATGAGAGCTCGTTCCATAGGAGAGGGCTCTTTAGGACCGATACCCGGGGGAAGTTCTCGTCCCGCGATTTGCTCCTGCATTGCTCTTACTTGCATTCCTTGAGGCTCTGCGGGCCAAGGAATCCCTGTAGGAACTTCTGGTTGAGGAGCCGACACCATCGCGGGGGGCATGATGCTCCCTGGAGGAGCTACGACGTCCGCAAACATCTCTCTGACAGGAGGCAGCTCCGCAAGCTCTTCTGCAGGAGGTATCTTCAGAGGCATTGTCGGAGGCATCTCCACCTCAGGTAGAGTCATCCTGAAAACGTCGATGCCTGTACGCCTTCTGAACTCTTCAGCAGCTTCTGGGTTCTCGTCAATGGCTCTAGACAAGACCTCCCTGCTTCCTGTCAGAGTCGCGTGAGAGAACACCTTTCCGAAGTCTTGAACAGCGGCTTCCTTCTTACCTCTCTTGGCCTCGAAGTAGGAGCTTACAATGTTACCAAGACCAGCCCCTATACCGAAGTAGGGAGACTCTAAAACGTATGGTTGTCTTCTATATCCATCGGGCATCACTTTCCTCCTATGACGGGCTTACCTGCGGCAGAAGCTGCTATCTGTCCTCCTGACTGCAACAAACCGGAGAGTAACGCAATCCAGGGGTCCTGCATAGCTGTTGGTGCGTAAGGTTGTCCATAGCTTGTGGCTGCCTGGAACTCGGGTCTGTACCCATACTGCCTACGAAGCCAGGCATCGTACTCGGCTTGTCTCTGAGCTTGCTGCATCTGCCACTGATTCATTCCGAACTGGCCTGCAGCTCCTAAATAAGACAGAGGAATGCCAGCTTGGGTTTGTGCGAAGCCGGGAGCCATTCCAAAGACCCCCATTTCACGACCCCGAGCAGCCTCTTCAGCTTCCGCTCGCAAACGCTCCATCTCGGTGCCAAAACCCAGAGCAGAACGTCCGGCAGTCTCTGCGATAGCGCGTTGCGCCCCGGAAGTGTAACGCCCACGTCCCGCAGCCGCCCTCTGGGCCATGATACGGTTGAGCTCGTCAGAGAGCTCCTGAGAGTACTGGGCTTTGCGTGCTTGCGCGTAGCCTGTTGTAGTAGTCGGAGCTCCTCGCTCCTGTAGCATCTTTTCCATTCCAGCTTGCGCGGTACCTAGAAAACCCATACCAGGAAAGGCTCCAGTAGTGCCCATCGGAAAGCCTTGTTTGGTAACACCGACCCCGCCTGCTCCCGCTCCTTGGAGAATCTTCTGCCACATCCCTGCAACGTCCATAAGGGTCCCGGGCATACCGGTAGTAAGCCCCGGGCCGAATTGTGGTCCTTCCTTACCTATTTGAGAGGTGAGGTAAGAAGACATACCCTTCTGGATAGATGTTTGAGGCGGTGTCATCCATTGATATCCTCCACCCATTATAAATCCTCCTTCAAGAGGCTATAGACAGCAACGTCCACGAGGTCTCCGTCGTATCTGTCGAACTTACGAAGGATTCCTTCCATGGTGAAACCTAAACGCTCAGCGTACTGACAGGCAGTACGCTTCCTTACAGGAATGTAAGCCTCTAGCCTCTCTAAACGTAGTAACTCAAAAATGTCACGTACGACCTTTCTAGGGTAAGCTACCTTCTTCAGGCACTCTTCACGGACCTCTCTGTCCCAAAGAACTACATGACCTGTAGCCTTCCACCCTATGTAAATGTTAGCCAACCAGAAAGCTCCACCGAGGAGGCCTACCTCGAAGAACATAGTGTTCGGGGCGCTATAGAGCATGATGAAACTCTGAAAGTCCCGAAGAGAATCCGGTAACTGTTTGGAGACCTTCTGGAAGACCTCTTCCAGAGACTCCGGTGGCAATACACTGTACTTCATACGTCTTCCCTCCAGATGGCTAACGAAGTGTAGCCAGTGAGGTCTTGAGAAGCCCACTGACCGTCCTCGTAGTTGTAAATCCAAGCACGCAGAGTAGCGTCCTCCATCACCGTAAGCAGGTAATACTCCTTTGTACGTTTGTCAAGGAACGACCATGCGTACTGAAGGTTGCTTTCATCAGCATCCCTGAAAAGGTCTGTTCTCACGCGACCACCCACTCGTTCTAAAGCACGAGTGCTAAGCATATAAATGTCGTCGTCGCCTAAGAACAGATACTCTTCTTCAAGCATCTGCAAGCTGTTGGGAGCCAGGATACCGCGCCTTGCAAAAGGCTGGCATGTAATTGGGTCTCCCGGGTCTCCTGTAGGATATGCTATGTACACAGTATCCCTACGGAGGACAGCCATAATGTTTCCCCTGAAGAGGCCAAAACGCCTTATCGGGTCTCCTTCATCATCCAAGTCGTAGTAGCCGCTAGTATCCCCAGTGTAAGCTGTTATATCTTGGTAGTCAGACCACTGAATGCGGTTGTTCAACCAGTTGTTCCCAGGAAGAACGTCTCCCCCAAAGAGGCAACCAAGCCAGCCAATCATCGCGCGCATGTTGGGGGCGTTCGAGAGGGGCAGGAAAGCTCTCCTAGCGCTTGCATCAGCAGCAAGGGCTGTTTCCCCGTCCTCGAAGGTCAGGCTCTCGTTATTTACCCAGTCGCCTGAACACTGCTTAAGGGTTAGCGTGCCAGCAGCATCTCCTCCAGCAAAGCTCCCAGAGTCAATAGAAATAGCAGTAATAATACCTACAGAGCCATTGCCTCCTGTGACGGTGTCTCCAACGTCAGGGATGTCTCCCGTACCATCATCGCCTGTGTCATAGGCTAGCGTTCGCTGAGCTGGGTCGTAGTAATGCGGCAGGTCGACACCGCTATTGTTAACCACTACTACAGGGAACCCTTCCGTCATCATCGTGTGGCCGTGCCACAGAGCTGTAGCGTCCCCTGTAAAAGGAGCAGCCGGAGTCCTCTCTACGGGGTTGCCCGAAGACTGCATCCAACACTTAGTGGAACCCAGAATAACGAGCTCTGGGGTCTCGAATTGAGCCTCGAACATGTGCAAGATGTTCTGCCCGGGAGCAAAAGTCTCGAAGGCTTCAGTGCCTGTAGATTCCTTTCCGGGGACTACTTTACCCGAACGAACTCTGACTCCATCGGTGTAAGTAGCTTCCCCTTCCTGTAGAGAGCGCCTAGGAGCAAGAGTATTCATCCCTTGCATACCCACAACCCGCTGGATAATGCGGCCGGTCTTCTCGTCGTATCTAAGCATTCTGCCTCTCTATTGCTTGGTCATAAAAGCGCCTGAAACGCGCCATATACTTCTCCGGCTTCAGCCTGTCGAGATGGGTGCCGCTGTTATACCCATCGGCAACCTGCTCGACAGTTTCACGCCCAGGCTTAGCGAAGATTCGCTGGTTGATGTATTTGACTACGTAAGGTATAGCCAAGCTGTCTCTGTCCAAACCGAGTGGCGGTCCTGTATAACCAAGCTCTACGGCTGTGATGTAGAGTATCTGAAAGTTAGAGTAGCTACAAGCAGCCGTCCTTCCCCACTTTGCGTATTGCTCTCGTACCATCTCGGAGTTCTTGTAATACAAGCCTCCAGGAGCGTACGCGGGTTCGAAGCGGGGAAAAAAGAACTTCTTGGTGTAGTGTTCGCAACCGTAGACAGCCCAGAGGATAGCCTCCTTGTTCAGGCCCTCTGGAGCCTCTAAGTAAGGAGCGTGCTCCTTGATAATCCTTGCTATCATGTCTTCACCTCTGATGAGCTCTAAAAGCCAGCGTTCTTGCATTAGTCTGTCACAGGGGCTTCCTGCCCCCTAGGTATTGCATACAAAGTAAAGGTGTCAAGATGTAACCCGTCTCCTTTGAATCTCACAGCGAAAGCCTCCGCGGTCTTCCATACAAAGATGACCGCTACGGTCCCTATAGAGACGGTCCTCAACCCGGCAGAGACCCAGGTAAGCCCGGAGTCGACGCTAATAAACACCTCGACAGTATGAGGAGCCTCCGCCGAACTAGAGAGATGAATCTCAGCGAGAGTCTTCTCCTGGCCAGGAAGACCGAAGTCCTCGTCTCTCGTGTCGAAGGTCCCTTCCGGAGTGCCGTCAGCAAACTCGTACACCTTGCTATCGGTCTTGCCACAAAGGAGCTTCTCATCTGTAGCTGCGTAAGGGGTTGTCTTCGCTATAGTAAAGAACTCTTTAACGGACACATCCTCCAGGAAGGAGAGGCCTTGAATAAAAGTCTCCGTAACGGACACATCCTCGTCGAGGGTCAGTTCCCAGAGAACGGCCTCGTCCGTCTGCAGGTGCACATCTTCAACGTGTACGTAAGAGTCCTCAGTATCATCATCTCCCAAGACGCCTAACACAACCGCCTTGTATCTAAGGGTATACTCGCCACTCTTCGTGAAGTAAGCCTTGATGTCCTCTTCGTCAAGGTAGGTTTCCAAAACGCCAGTACCTCCGGAGGTATCAAGGAGTTCGTGCCATACGCCGTCCGCGTCTTGCAACTCTACTACGAGTTGCGCGGTACCACCAGGGCTAGCTTTTGTTGACCCCTTGAGAGTCAGAAGCGCTTTGCCGGCCCCTGCAGTCCTGTCGATGGTAAAAGACTTCTGGATGTACCCAGTATAAGTAGTTGCGTGTCCTGAAGAAGTGTATCTGACCGCCCAGTAACGAGGACGAACGGTAGTATCCCAACGAAGCTCCGAAGCCAGGTCACCAGACTGGGTCCAATTAGTGTAGTCCAGATTGTCCTGGTCATTCAGAATCTTCGATATATAAGCCATTTAGTGTTGTAGCCTCCAAGTTGCCTTCACGGAGTCTGCGTCCAGAACCGGAAGAGCTGTATATACCTGTCTGCAGCAGAGGGTTCCTCCCGAAGCGGCGTTAAGTAGACCCGCCTCGGTAAGGCTGTAAGTGGCGTCAATAGGAAAAGTGTACGTGTACTGCGACGTGTCGTTCGCAACCGTAATGGTTACGCGCGACCTTGTAGCCGCCTCACGATAAACCTCGGTTCCGAGGGCTGTGTCGCTAGCAGCTGCAGCGTCAGTTCCGGTACCAAGAGCTATGTGTGTAGGAGCTGTTCCCGTGCCTATGAAAAGGTTAGCGAACAACGCCTTCCCTGCGTTGGTCACAAGGTTCGGAGCCCCTCCAATTATAGGGACGTTTCCGAAGTAGAAGGTCTTCCCTCGAGTGGCTATAAGACGGCCGCCTCTGAATTGCTCGAGGAGGAGGGTGCCCTTCTTAAAAGGAAACTCGTTAAAAGTTATGTCTCTCATACTTCACCTCACATTACTATGGAGAAACCTACGTCGGAGTCCTCCAAGGCCTCTGCATCCTGTTCAGAGTGCGCGGCCATAAATTCTTTCATGTCGTTCATCCACCTAGAAGCGTCAGGGTACCCAAGAGAGCGTGCTCCGCGATAGGAAGCTCCCAACTCGATGAGCTCGTGCCACTCGGCCCCTACCACAGGAACGTCAACGTCTTCGGCGAGGGCTGGCAAGCTCACCTTCTTCCTGAAGCGCTCCTGGATGGTATATATACCATTAGGCGTCGGGTCTAAATAGTACTCGCCGCCGTAAATAGCATACCTTACAGGCTTTCCTGTAGAGGGGTCCTTATTCCTGTCGTACCACTGTATACTCCTCTGGTATAGCGGCTGGTCATTTGTAGTGTCCCGCAAGGTAACAGGAAAAAGGGCGTTCGAAGCCATCGAGTAGTTAGCTGTACCGTCCTCCGTGACCCACGTAGTGGTGTCGTCTAGCTGAGGTATAGGCACCGGAGCAAACTGCCTCAGCTCGGGGAACTTCCCTCGGGTAACGATGTCCAGGTAACAAGAGTTTATCCACTCGCTAATAAAAGCGGCGAGGTCATCACGACCCCCTAAATTCCTGGTCACTAGGCTCTTAAGAGTTCCGTAATTCATGCTTCCTCCTAATCAGGTTGCCAAGGACTGCTCTGACGGGCATCAGCAGTCTTGGGCTCGCCCCTAGCTTTGATGTCGGCGTGGCTCGGCTTGTCGAAGCACTCAGGACAAACTAGAGAACCCGTTTCTGGTTCCCTCTTGAGTGCTTTCTCAGGCCAAGGAAGCCCACACCTCGGACAGTCTTCCCATCTGCTGAAAGTTATTCGTCTGTTAGGTCGCCACTTCTCCATCTTAGTCTCCTGCTGCGTCCTTAAGCTCCTGAAGCCTTGCTTCGAGCTCAGCCACTCTCGCCGTCGTGGCAGCTATATTCGTTGACAGCCCACTAATGTCGAGTTGAATCTTCTCGTAGGTCTTGTTTCTCACTACAGCAGGCTGATTAGCAAAGTAATTTAAAACTTGAGTCCAAGTAGTAAACTCTTCCAAGGCTTTACTAAACATTCTGGTTACATATTCTACTCTCTCTTCCTCTTCGGCCATCTTAAACTCCTATCATAACCACATTGTCAGGCAGGGTATCATGACCACTTGTAACCCAAAGTTCATTTGCACCTGCCCCAGCAGCTACTTGTGTAGCGCCTGACTTTAGTGTAGTTATGTTCAAATATCCGTTTATCGTTATGAAAGCGTTGTCAAACTCCCCATAGATTAGAGGAGTAGCTGTATTTGAATTTGCTATCCATAGTTTATTATTATCTGCAGCGAGTTGTCCAACAGCAGCTTGATAGCCTATAACTACATTGGCTGTTCCGGTTGTTAAATCCTGACCGGCTTGATAACCTATACACACATTATTCCCACCTGTCGTAACATCAAGCATAGCCTGATGCCCAATTACAACATTATTGCTAAAGCTATTAGTTGAAACTCCTTTACAGGCTTCTGTACCGAGAACAACGTTACATGAGCCGGTTACATTCTCCATCATTACTTCATGTCCAACTCCGACATTGTAGTCTCCCGTAGTAAGGTCATAGCATGAATAGCTGCCTATTATGATGTTCTCCTGAGCAGTGCTTATTACATAGAGCGTTCGGTATCCTATGGCGATATTCCAGTCCTTCTCAAGATAGCTAGCGTCCCCTATCATACACTGATAGCCTATGGCGATATTGTAGGAACTCGTGCTTCCTTTCCTTTGACCTGCAAAGTATCCTATAGCTATGTTACAAGCTCCGTCATCGGAAGAACCAGCCCAATATCCGATGTAAACATTGTTAGAACCTGTACTTTGGTTCAGACCAGCAGCGACTCCGATGCACGTATTATTAGATGAGGAATTAAGATTCTGCCCCGCTTGAGTGCCAATGCAGGTATTACCACCGCCTGTAGTCATAGTCTTTCCTGCTTGATTACCAAAGCAAGTATTACCGCTTCCTGTTCCACCGCCAGCATAATATCCGACAGCAGTATTGGCACTTGAAGTAGTTACTGATATTCCAGCACCCATGCCAATTATCACATTATTTAAACCAGACGTAACAGATTGCCCAGCCGTAGAACCGATAAAAGTGTTGTTAATACCAGTAGTTAAGCCATAGCCTGACCGATAGCCTATACACGTATTCCCATCACTTTTATTGGCATCTACGCCTTTGCCTGATTCGCAGCCGATGAAGGTATTGTTACTACCATCTTCTAGGTAATATCCTGCCAAGTATCCTATACAGACATTACTTGAACCGCTAGTAACATCGTAGCCAGCACCATGTCCTATAGCAGTGTTTTTATGAGCCGTATAAACACCATCTACGCCATACAGGGCTCCTGCACCGATAGCAACGCAAAGATAGCTTGCTTGAGAATTTCGTCCTGCGCCTTGACCGATAAATGTATTCTCTTGTCCAGTAGTGTTCTCACTACCAGCTAAATATCCAATAAATACGTTCTCGTATCCTGTAGTTGTCGCAGTTCCAGCATATGAACCAATGAAGACATTGTCATCTCCTGTCAATGCTGCTGGAATAGAGTCAGAGAGAATATAATTGTCATTGGCTTCTACAGAGATAAACATGCTATTGATTGCCCCCGAAGTTGCTAGTGTAGCAATAGACAAAGCGTCCGTGAATTCAAGAGCATCTGGAGTAGCATTGACTACCACAACCTTACCACCTTCTCCTGCGTAGGCTCCTGGAGTATCAGTCAGGTCAAGGAAGGTTGAAGCGCCACCCCCAGAAGCATCCACGTAAGCCTTGATACTTTGCTGAGTAGCTACATGCTCGTCTGAGTCGGAATTTAAATCGTCTTCGTCAAGAACAGGGTAGTGTTCGTCAGCTTCATATCCAGCGAGCTCGTCATGCGTTCTCCATATCAAATTGCCACCGCCATCGGTTCCTAGAACTTCATTCTCCGGGCCGTCAGCAGTTGGTAAAACCCAAATTTGGTCTGCATCCAATCCAGGAGCTTCAAAGCCTACGTAGTTCCCATTATCATAGAATCGAAGCTCTTTCTGAGTTTGAAGGTAAATATCCTGATAAATAAGGATTCTGTCGTCCTGAAACTCCGCGACAGCAACCTCTCCTGCAGCACCAGCAGTAGCAGTGTTGGCTCTTATACGAACTGCACCATTGGCAGCTCTGTTACAAACCTGGATGCAATCGCTTCCTGTGTAGTAAAGCATCCACCTTTCGACTCCTCCCGAGTCTTTGTAGCCAATACCGCCTGTATCTCCTGTAAAAGCTATCCTTTGGTCGTCCACAGGAAGCTGAATAAGGCCGCCGGAAACTATTATGAGGCGAGTATTCTGTCCAGGAGTTCCTTCACAAATTTTAAAACTAAGGCTATCGTCATAATCGAAACCTAGGCTCCACTTAAGGTCACTATCTTCTCGAAGCTCGTAGTAAGCACTCGCCTCGTTAGTGTCAACTCTGATGAGGTGAACAACGCCTCCTGCGGTTGGGCCACAGATTATAGCCTGAGAAGTACAAGTGAGAGCACTTGTAGTAAGGGTCACATAACTCTCGGCTGCACAGGTAAGATACAAGGTATCGGTACTAAAGTCGTAACTAATCCCTCCAGCACATGGATTATAGTCATCATCAGCAAACCTAACGCCTGCAACGTTAGCAGTTCCACCTTGAAGCTGAAGGTAACAATTGTCTACGTTCTCCAGGAGCATAACAGTATCAGTAGGAATGCCTGCGTAGTCCGGACACTCAGCCAACCGAGCGTGGATTGTACAAACAGGAGCGCCAACACCTACACCGAGGAAATCGCTCGCATCGTCCCAGAAGAGTTTGGTAGGGTCTTCAGACAGATACCCATCCGCGTCGCCGAAAGGAACTGCCCCCTCGGTAAGGCCGATCATCCCCGGAGCGTAGTTAGTGAGAACGAGTATCTGAGTACCGTCCCAAAACTTAAAAAGAAGGTTCGCAGCGTCAAACCATGTACGCCCTTTTTCGTTTAGTCCCCAAGCAGTCGGGTCGGCGTCTCTGTGAGGAATTTCAATCCACCGTTCGAAGGTAGCAGGGCCAGAGAACTGGTTGAGGCCATTACCGTAGGCTTTGAAGCTCCCAAGAGTCTCTACATTGTGGTCGAAGACTCCGGGCTCGTCACGGCCTAGATATCGTTTTTCACGTGTCTGTGTTTCCGGCATTTCTCGCCTGTATATAGTCGGTTCCTGTAAGACCAAGGATTAGTATCCCAGCAATCCACGCCGACTTGTTAATTACAAGGGTTAGCAAGCTGACGTCCATGTTTAGGACGGGCTGTAGACAGGAACTAGCATAAGCCAACACCGCCCAAACAATAGCAGTTCCGACTCTACGCCCCCACCTCTTTTTACTGAATGTGGCCATAGCTCTTACCACACTTGAGGTTTACCACAGTAGCAGTGTAGCTAGCGTCCGCATTCTGGATGCTGCCGAGCTTCAGGGAACGGTAGCCGCGGACATCGAGCGGGTCGGACTGAACTATCTGACTGGCTCCAGACATCGCAATGACTAAGGTAGCCACTGCGACGGTGTCCCAAAGGCTGTCGTCTAGAGTTCCAAGGATGGTGAAGGTAACATTGCCAGAAGCACTGGCGTTACCTCCAGTAACCTTCCCCTGCAAGACGATGACGTCGACGTCTGTAACGTCAATCACTTGCGAGTCGAAGTCAGTACCCTCGGTTATAGTCGTCGCCTTAGCGATGCTTGCTATATCGGAAGCTATGAAATTACGTTGCGAATGGTTTTTACTCATTTTTTCCCTCTTCAACCTTAAACGCGTCTAGCTTCTTACACAAGGAAAACACGTCAGGAGTAACATTCTCCGCTTTGTCGAGCTCCTCAATGCGTTTCTTCAGGAACCGCATCTCGGTCTTTGTGAACTCGACCTGCTTTTCTTTCTCCTTCTCCGCGCTCCAAGACCAACGGCTGCCTCCTCCAGGACCAGCGGTACTTTTGAGCTCGAGGTGGTCCATCTCTTTCTGGGAGATTTTTACTTTCTCGGTTATGTCTTCTATCAGCTGCATTGCAATCATGTTCCCTTTCTGAGGAAATAGCGCGTTTAAGCTTAGACGCTCCTTTACGTCTAGTTTTACCCTGTACCCAGTAGGTACACTAACGTTTTTATCCTTAGGCATTCGAACCTCCTTTTAGAGAAAGGGGGAGAGCTTGCCTCCCCCTATTTCTTTTTTGCCTTCTTTGCCTTCGGTAGCTGGTAACCACAACTGACGCAGCGCCCAGCCGCGTCGAACTCGTTATTACCACACTTCGGACAGACAGTGTTCTTTGGCATGATTTTCCTCCTTACTTTACCTCGTCGACGTTGTGGGCACCAATAAAGTTCTTAGTAGAACCGGTGCCCTCTTTCACTTTCCTCTCGAGGTATTTCAGCTTGTCTAGTTGTTCGTCAGTTAGGGTAGGGCCCCACTCCTTTCGTAAGTTCTCTTCTTGCTCCGAGCGAGTCTTCCCTAGGAGAGTAGCCCCGGAAATGATAATGTTGGCCATCGACTATGCGATGATTCCAGCGTAATCGTAGCTACCAACCAGCCGCATCTCAGTTCCACCGAGGGTGAGGTTATTTGTAACGTGAACATCATCGTCTTCAAAGCCACACTGGAAAATGACTCCTGTGTTTAACGTTCCACCCATTACGATAAACTTTCCTCCGCTCGGAACCTGCTGGAATGTACAAAACTCGACGACTAAACCGTAGACGTGTGCTCCACTTGCATTGAGATAAGGGCCTGTAGGGGCTGCTCCGTTGTTGTCCAAGAATCGACATCCCCGAAGCAGCTGATTGTACCCTGAAACGCCTGGAGTAGCAATAGTCAGAGTACCTGTTGCGTGGTAGAAGGCGCAGTCGATGAACTGACCAGCCTGTCCACCTGTTAACAGGGTGGTTCCGCCCTTGAAGTGGCAGTTGTAGCAAACCGGACCGTCACTTCCACGCTTGGTAAGAGAAGCACCATCATTGTCCCAAAGGACAGCTCCGGTACCTCCCGAGTCCACAAAGAACCCAATGTTCTCGAGGTGGAGTGATGGAGCATCTGTGGTAAGACAATATCCGGTAGCGGTTTTCATCCGTACACCAAACTCGTTGCTCTTTGGGTAGCCGGCCCCGATGATAGACAAGTCACTCTGAGCCAGAGCAATTGTGACGTCCTCTGTGTAACGTGCGTGGCCTGTACCAACCACATAGGCTTGAGGATTGACGTAGATTACATCTCCAACGACGGCTTTATCGATAGCTGCTTGGATAGTTTTGAGGGCTCTGTCAGGTTTCCTCCCGCTGTGGGAATCGTTGCCTGCACCCCCGTCCACGAAGTAGTGAGTCGCCCATGGACCGACGAACTTGTTCAGCCCGACGGGTACTCCGCCGAACTGGTAAACCTGGCCTGCGTAATGAGGCATGTTTCCTCCTTGCCACACCCCTTTCGGATCGCTACTCAGGGGTTGTAGCGTGTGGCACTGTTCTGATTAGGGAGCCTTAATCCCCCGTTGAAGGCTCCCTAACCGTTATTGGTTATCCTCCTGAGGAGCCGTAAACTCCCCACCAGTGCGTGAAGCCTGTCGAGAGTCTGAAACGCACCAGGAACCTGGCATTCCCCGTATTGGGGTCGTCATAGTTCCTGAACGCGGGTCTCTTTCTCCAGAACATCTTCATAAAATGGTCCGCTGGTCGCGAGAGAATAAACCATGCATCGGAGTCGCTCAGGTAATGGAGAATGATCCTCTGGAGCTCCCACTCTCTGACAGCGTTGATTTCGTTGTCAGCAGTAAAGGGCTCTTTCTCCGTACCTAGAGTTTGTCCGATGATTGCCCTTTGCCCTGGACCGCTGACGACGAACTTGGGCCTGATTAACAGGGGTAAGTCGTTGTCGTTGGTCCACTCTTCCCAGGTTTGCAGCGCGTCTTTCAGCGCCGTCGGGTCGAAGTCCACGTCAGTGGTCGGCTTGTTAGCAACTGACGTTCCGGTTTTCTTGGCCGGGTGGTCAGTCGCACACAGAGCCTTCCCGTCGACTCCAAGATAGGAGCCTGAGAACGCGTTGTCGAGGGGAGCGATGCACAGGGTATCTACGGTCTGTTTCACGGCAACCGCAAGAGCTCTGGAGCCTTGCTTCATGATTCCATAAAGCTCGTCTTCCATGCACTCTTCAGTCACTTCGTAACCCATCACGTAGGTCTTGTGGAGGTATTCGAGCTTCTCGATGTACTCCATTACATCGAAGATCGGCGTGTCGCCCTCGTCCTTCTCCGGGATGAGACCGAAACCCGCCGTCGCAGCGTCCTCTTCCTGCCTCTGCGTCGATGTATCGACGTTGAGGTACTGAGTGTATTCGACCGGATACTCATTGTACGCAAGAAGATAGGCCTTATTCAGGCCTGGGTACATGAGATCCGAGAAACCTGATCTCGTCATTGGTGAGCTAGCAGACATTATGCCACCTCCCTAATCGCATAGTTGATTGTGGCTAGAACCTTCCCGTTGAGGGTAGCAAGTGGGTCGATGAACTGTTGAATTGTAACATCATCTGCGGTCGTAAGGTGCTTGGCAATATACCAAACGCCTGTACCAGCAACATGAGCAAGGTCGAACGAGCTTGAGCCAAGTTTACCTTTGTCGGTAATCTCGATAACAGCGTTTGCGGGGGTAGTGTGGTGAACGGGGATTTTGAAAGCGGTCATTGCTGTCGCAATTAGAACTTTCACTTCGTAGGCTCCTGCATCACCTGACGTAGCAGCCTCTAACGCTAGTCCGAGGACCATTGTCGGGCTGTCTGCGCAGGTAACTACGTAGCCACCACTCCTGTAGACGAATTCCCCAGCCACGAATGTCTGGGTAGCGCCTAAGGAGAGCGTCCAGATTACGGGAGGAGTCGCGTCTATCATCTTACCAAGACGAGCGTGATATGTGCCTGCGTATGCAGCCATATTATTCCTCCTCTTCGTCTTCTTCTTTGATAATTATTTTAAAGTCCTTGTGGTGCTTTCCGAGCTTGCGTTTGATTTTCTCCTCTTCGGTCCTGTAGTTCCTCTTAATCGCTCGCAGTCTCCTGTCCTTGCGCTCCTGAATGGTTGCGTCGTATCTCTGAGCGTCCTTTTCGGAGATTCTTGCTAGACCAAGGTTACCTACAGCGATGAGGCCATCAGCCCTTACATGCTTCTCGAGGATTGTCCCTTTAATCTCGGGGTCCTCTTTGCGCACGAAGTCGTAACCACGGACTTTCTTGTCTGTGACATTGGCAGAATCCAGTCGCACGAAACGGTAGCGAACTCCTTTCTGCTCTTTGATTTGTGAAGTAAGAATCTGTAAAGCTCCTGGCATCACTTTCCTCCTTCTTCTTCCGCTCTAGCCGCGTCTATAGGCTTCTGAAACTTAGCATACTCCTCTTCAGTTATCCCCATACGCTTCGCCCACAACTTCTGTTCCTCCGTTAGGGTAGCCTTTCCCGCGGGAGCGCTCCCTGTTGCGGAGGGTCCAGGCACTGGAGGAGCCGGCGATGGAGGTGCAGGAGTTCCTTCAGCCTCTGCTTTCGCAAAGCGGTACGCGAAGTCCCACCCATACTCAGGATTGAACTTGTACTCGGGGAGCAAGCTAGCATAGATTTGCTTGATACGCGGCTCGAACTGTTTAAAGTCAGGCCTGATAGACTTTGTATACTCTAACAACATACCACTAAGTCCATCAAGCACAGGCTTGTTCCTAGCGTCGACGATAGACAGGACGGCCTGAGCTTGCTTCTCGTCTAAGTGGTCTAGTGGGTTGAAAGGTTTCTCTGCTGGCTTCGCCACTTCAGCTTCTTTAGCTTCGAAATAGGCACGCCACTGAGCGTTTTCCTGTTGCGTCTTCGTCAACTCAGAGTCGGTGACATCTATATGTGTCAGGACCTCTGACAGGGTCTTACCCCTGAACTTCTTAGGAACCTTTTCCCCGTCCAGCTTCACAGCCAAGGGGTCCGGAGGCTCCTTTCCTGGTTCAGCCTTTGCGGGCTCAACCTTTCCAGGCTCGGTCTTTCCCGGTTCTACCTTACCTGGTTCTGTTTTTCCTGGTTCTGTTTTTCCAGGAGTTCCACCCTCTCCAGGTGCCGACTTAGTCGGTTCTACCAAAGGTTCAGGCATGTTATTCCTCCTCTTCTTCTAATTCTTCGCGGAAAACTCTTGGATAATCTAAGAGCACCGCAATCTTTTTGTACTCAATCCGTAGAGGGTCTATTTCCTCTAAAGGATTGTTAAGTATCTGGTTAAATAGACCTTCCTGTTGGGTCTTCAACCTCATCCTTATCTTGACCCAACAGGGATGGGTCACAAACTCGTCTATATCGCTCTTCACTAACGTAGGTTCTTCTTTATCCAACTGGAACCTCCTCTTCAGGCGGCACTACCGGTGGAGGCTCTGCTCCCCCAGTAAGGCTTTCTGCTACGCCTGTATATTCTTCAGGAGTCATCTCTCCGTAGGTTTCAAGGACCTTCTTTACTTTCTCTCCGGAAGCCTTGAGTATCTTCAGGACGACCTGCTGCATTGCTGGGTCGGGCATCTGTGGTAGGAGACCTGTAAGATTTACGACTCCCTGGTAGTAACGTTCTAAGAGTTGGAAGGTCGCCATAGCATCGTTCTTTTCTACTTCCTTGTTCTGAGCTACATGCGACATAGAACTCTTAACACTCAGAGCGAGGTACGGAGGCATCGCAGGCATCTTCAGGAACTCCTCTACCCAGCGACCGTCCTCCCCCATAATCATGTAAGGCACTCGGCGGTTCATGCGAGAGTGTATCATGCGCAGGTGGAAGTCACCAAAGTCGTCCATTTGCTCCCGCACGTCCCGAATCGTAAGGTCGAAACGCCTTTGACCTTCCTGGATGAGAGCAAGTGTGCCGGTAGCAGTTGCTCGGCCACCAACGATAGGAGATTCCCTACCGAGCGCGTAGTCACTTATCCCAGCTCTTCGCTCCCCGAGTTCTTGTATAAGGCGTATGAATGCGGGGTTAAGATTAAAAGGCTGCCCCATAGCCATCGGCATCAAGTCGGTCTCAGGGTTGTCTAGCTGGAAGATTTTAGCGGGGTAAATCTTCGTCTTGGCAGTTATATTAGAAGACTTGCTCGCTTTGAAGCACTGCATAGTAGCAATCTTAAAGTTGTCAACAAGAGTGTTATACAGTGCATACAACGCCTCGTCGTAAGGCTGTGTCATCTCCATAACACCGAGCCCGTTAATACCGTAGTCGCGCGGGCCGTACCTAAAAAGAGTCAAAGCCCACCTCGGATACGTATCGTCTTCGAAACGGAGGACTTCCTTCGTGTCAAGATGCACCGTAGCGATATAACGGCGATACTCGCCGTTACCTTTCAGGTCGTACCAGAGGTAGAACTCGTTGCCTAAGATGCGGTTCACCTCGTCGGGTTCTTCGCCCGCACGCTCTTGGGCTTCTCGCTGTTTCTCGTCTACAGGTTGCTCAGCCTTGAGGAGCTTGTTGGACACCTCGTAATTGCCTTTGGCTTTCTCTACCTCGAGCATCATCCTAGTCCAGCGCATCTTCCGTGTCCACCAGGGAAGGTCACGAAGCTCGCTGTACCCAGCAGGGTATACAAGGTCGCGCATCGGTAGAGCCCGTACAACTATCCCGTCCACTACAGGAATGTTCATCGAGCGACTCCAGAAGAGGTAACGGGTAGTCATTCGTTCCGTTTGCGTCACCCAGGGAGTAAGCATAGCTCCTGTACCTAGCCTAGTGCACTCGAAGAGGACCTTCCTCATCTCTTTATAGAGGTTCATCTCTGTCTTGACCTTGAACTCTATTAAGTTCTCTACCTTTCGTGTTACGTTGGACCAGTCGGAGTTCCGTGTGGGCTCTAGAGAGAAAGTGGGTTTGTACGCGAAAGTTGTATTCAAGAGCCTTGCGGTGACTGCGTCCGTAAACGTCGCTCCCATAAGAATCGGGAAGTTAGACATCCAAGAAGCCTTTCGGGACGGAACCTCTCCATAGTACAAGTTATTCAGAGTCTCGTATTTCTTCATCATGGGGTCGTACACATGTGTCGTGGCCGCAGAGAGCTCGACGTCGAGGTAGTCCAGGAGTTTCTTCTTCTGGTCTTCCGTTAGTCTAATAGCCTCACCCAATGTACCTTCCCCATAGCTTCTTCGGCATCCTGTTGAAGCCGTAGAGCTCTTTAAATCTAGGCGCAGACAGGTTCTGATGCATCCGGCTAACCCTGGCTTTCTGTTTTAGATTTAACCTCGGAGCAAACCTCTGAGGATTCTGGTGGTACCCTTCTGGTAGGTACCCTAAAGCGCTCCTGTAAGCGCTATGCCCCCCAATCCTAGCGACTCTTGCCGCAGACTTGGGAGGCAACTTCGCTCTCTTAGCCATGTGTCTTCTCCCTTTGCTTTAGTTTGTAAATAACAATCTCAGCGTTGCGTACGCTGGTGCAGCGCTGCTTTACCTTCCACCTACCACCTTTCTTGTGCATAACATTCTTTCCTATACGTTTGTAAGGCATTATATCCTCCCCATACCCACGAGAGCCGCTTCGTGCTCACGGTCAGCCTCGAGCTCCTCTCGGTACTCTTCTTTTGAGCGAGGCTCTTTCATTTGGTGCATGTTCCACGCCCAACAGTCACCCATGTCACGAAAGCGCCCTGTGTCCCAAGTTAGAAATTCCTGATTGAAGTGAGCCATAAACCTGTGTGAAAAGGCCTTGCCCTCGGCGAAGAAGCGATAACCGCCCCTGATACGCGTTTCCTTGGAGGTTTTAGTATCATGGGGAAGGAGGTTCAGGAAGGGTCTATCCGGTTCGTTCTTCCAAATGAGGTCAGCCAGCGGCTGCAAGGCCTTCTGATATCCGAAAGACTCGATTCCGAACTTTATGGGGTGCCACTTCTTGTGTAGAGCAAGCATAGCTCTCAAGAACTCCTCAGGAGAGCTCGGAGCCGCGTACTCATCGAGGTGGTACCGACGACCTGAATAGTCAATTCCGTCGATAGAGATTGCGTTTCTCGAGGTAAGCTTCGTCGAGGCTGTCGTGGATAGGGTGTGTCTAGGGTCTCCTGCAGCGTATATATTCAAGTGGCCTATAGGCACTTCCTCTTCCTTGTATGCCTTAGGCAGGATGAGAGAGTTATCACCCCGCTTATACATCTGGAGCCACTCGGGTTTGTTCTCCATGATAGAGGGGTCCGAGGGGTTGTTCATATACTGAGTCGCAAACAGATAGGGGTCCTGCTCTTGCATTCGGAGTAAGAGTTTTAGAGGCCACTTCTCCGGAAAGAGCGACCGCTTACCTTCCGGAGTGTCAACGATAGCTTGCTTGTAATACACGTGAAATTCAGGGTGATTCTCAAGGATATGACAAGCAAGGTCGATGTTCGACCAGTGGTTCATAACGACGATGACAGTTCGCTCCTCGATAGGAGGCCTCAAACAACCTTTGATTCGTTGTTCGAACCGCGAAATCAGCTTGGCCATGAGCTCGCTGCTCTCGTATGTTTCCTCGTCGACAAGGTCGTCAAAAACCATGTAATCGTAATGCCGGGAAGTCACCTTCGTGTTCCAACCAGCAGTTTCCCACGTGGCTTCCGCACGGTCGTTTACGCGTGGAAGGCAGATTTCTTCTTTATTCCAGCGTTTTGAGAGTTCAGGGCGCAGCTCTGGAAACCACTGGCGAACGAAGGGACGTTTCTCGAAAGCAGTGCGAATAACACCCACAAAGTGCTCCGAGTTCGTTGCGGTGTTAGCTACTATGAGTCCAGTCTCTTCGGGGTTGCGGAGGCCTCGCCATGTAGGATACGAGATAGTGAAGATTGAGGACTTGAAGTGATTCCGTGGGACGATGACGAGTAACCAGTGATAACGCTCTGCGAGCTCGGCGATGTGGCACATTTCGTAATGTAAATGGGGTGTCAAGTCGTTGAAGCCAAGGAGAGCGGTAGCCGTGAAGAAGACCGAGCTCAACGCCCTCTGGCGTAGCTCAGTCGGAAGGCTGCTTGCTTGGTTTGAGAGCTGGATGTTCTACCTCCTTTGCTTTCTTTGCTAGTTGTAACTCTAGGTTCTCAAGGCGTTGACGCCCTTCTTTCTCCTTCTGCAAGGCCGTAGCTATTACGTCGGCTTCTATCGGACTGATAATGACCTGGATTGCCGGCTTGGTTTCTGGAGCTTTCGAATAACCCGCCCGGTCTAGGAAGTCCTGTGCGACGTCCTTTTGGATTCCCCCGGAAGCGGCGTGCTCCAAGAGGGTTTTCAGGCGGTTAAGAGAGGGCCCCGCCATATCGACAATTTCCTGGCGGATGTTCCTGACGTCACTTTCGATTGCTTTGTCGACACCTTCGTATGTTTTGTCTTTGAGTTCCTGAAGCACTTTCCTAAAGTCCGGCCGCCTAAGCGCCTGCTTTAGCGTAGAGAGGTTCAGGTTCATAGCTTGCGCGATTTCTTCGGGTTGCTGATGAAGGAGTAACCGCCTAGCGATTTCGTTGTACGTTAGGTCCAGTACTACATTACTAGGTCTACGCATTTCACCTCGTAGGCGTTCTTGTTGCTTTTATTATACTATGGAAACGAGGGGGAAAGCAACGGCCAGTTTGTAAAACGTCTTTCACTGGCCCTCCAGATTTTCTGGCGCGTTTGTGGCTTTCATGGGCGCCCGCCGATTTTTGGTTCGATTGGTGGAGAGCCTAATGGAGGAGTCTGCCTTGAAGAAATCCATGGTATAGTGAGTTAATATATAAGACATATAGATGCGATCTGAATACGCAAACCGGGTGGTTTGCTAAATCATATCAGACAAAGGAGGTGAATAAGACATGGCAAAAAGCTCACTTTTCGAACAAATCGAGAAATGCTCAACCATCGATGAATTATCAAAACTCGCGGATGTGGAGACATTGAAGAAAGCCTACAAATCCTATCTGAAATCTAAAGCTGCTCATTCAGCGTACAATGCTCGAAAGACGAAGTTGTATAAGTTAGCGCTAGAAGCTGGACTTGATAAGTAATCGAGGTTAAGTAGGTAGAGGGGAGGCCGTCCTCCCCTCCCCCGCAAGCACTGGGCACATGCCCATTCACATAGCGTATTCATACGCAACGCTAAAAGGAGGTGAACACATGAAACCGTTGAACATCAACGCAATCATGAAAGCCACGAGCTTTGACGAGCTTCGCAAGCACATCGACCTCGAACGAACCAAGCAAGCCATCAAATCCGCAGAGCAAAGCAGAATCTCCCATGTCAAGTACAATACCAGACGCAATCTGCTTGTGAAGAAAGCCATCGAACTCGGGCTCGACAAAGACCTGAGCTAAACTCGGGCCGCCCGCCAGCGGAGGACTGCACATCCTCCAACGAGAGGCGAACACACACAGGAGGTAACAAATGTATTATCCCCATCCCCCCGGCCCGGCCGCCCGACTGGCCTGGCAATTAGTCTCGGAGTACACACTCACGAGCGAGCACCCACCGGCGTCACAGGCGGAGAGGCTCGTAGAGCACTTCGTCTTGGATTTTCTGACACTTGGGTGCGACCATGAAAAAGAGCCAACCTTTGCTCTTTATGATGATGACGACTAGTAATAAAAACAGAGCCAGTCAAAAGCCAAAGTAGATTTTGAAGGGATTAGAAATTGGAATCCTTACATAAGTGATAAGACTTATATTCTTTCTCAATTTAGTTACTAGTTATTAAGTATCATCATCCAAATGAGCAAAGGGTGGCCAAATTTACTGGTGAGGCCCCCTAAACCTAAAGACGCTGAAGCGTCAAGGAGGTGAAACACATGAATAACTGGGAAAGGCTAGGCAACTTCTTCTACAAGACGTCCTACTTCTTCAACGCTCTTTCCGGCTATTGCTGGGGTGACATCCGCTTCCGGGACATCTGGAAGACATACAAGTTCCTCCACAGGCTCAACACTGGCTTCTTCGACTCCCTGAAAGACGTAAAGCCGGAGTAAACTTTCGCGATTCGAACCAAGTGTAAATTTTTAGTTGCCATATGTAGTCAATTTCTATATAATAAAAGTAGAATGATTACAAAGGCAAAGAACAAATTCAGGCAGGCTTGCCTGCAAGGAGGTGATTAAGCATGTCGCCAGTCAACAGACAACTGAACATGGACGCAATCGAGAAAGCTACCACATTCGCCGAACTCCAGAAGCACGTAACCCTCGAAGAGATGAAGGCCGCCCTCCGGCAGCGCGAAACCCAGCGCATCGCTCATAAACGCTACACCCAGAAGAA